TATGGCTATTTGCATAGTAGGAACTTTAATATTAAACGCAATAGTATATGGAGTTATAAATGCCTAGTCACTTTCCAGTATTTGTAAAAAGCAATAATAAGAATATGGGGTTTAAAGATATGGCTGATGTAGATTTCTATGTTGGCTTTAGTAAATATAATAGTAACCATATAGGTAACGTAAGAGTTACACAAGAAGTATTAGATAAAGATACTAGAAGATTTAGATTGTATCTTAATGACGACTTAATAACAACTAAACATATAGAAAGGTAAAGCATGGCTAACGCTAGAGGAAAAGAAATAGACAATACGCATTTAAGTATAGACCAAGCAGAAGCTAGAGGTTTTATACATAGAGATTATATAGCTCATTGTT